TTTAAAGGTTTTAGAGATAGTGTAAATGGTTTATTTGACGATTATGTCGGGATGTTACGTAAATCTGTCGAAGAAACTAAGACATATGCGTCCCTCGCTACAACAGATGGAATAAAGAGTGCGATCGACGTTCTAGATAAATTAGGGCCTGAAGAAGCGGCCGCAGCACAAAGGTTTGCTGGAAAAGCTAAAGACGGGCTTGAATATCTACGCATCTACTGTTCTCAGTTGGGTATTGAAGCACCTGAGCAATTTATTAACGGCCTTAAGAACCATACCATTTCTGCGAATGAAGCAGGTAAGCTCTTAGCCAAAATGGTTGAGTTAGGTATGTCTGAAACGCAAGCTAATAAAATTGCTGAAGAAGCCGGGTATACTTATGCCAATGGTGTACTTACTGCCAAAGAGCAGGCTAAAGCATCTGGTGATCAACTTAAACAAGCTGTTGAGCAAGGTCTTACTGGAGACGGTAATGGTTTCGATACCGGACTTATTACAGCTGCCTTTGAGAAACTCAATACGCAATTCGGTGGTCAACTTGATGTGACTAAGGCGCTCGCCGGTGTTAAATCAGGTGAGATTAATCAAGAGATGCTTTCTAAGTTCGCTGAAGGAGACTTCTCAGGAGTTTCTGAAGAGAATATGAACGAGTATCTCAAACCTATCGAAGGTATGGGTGAAAAGGCGGCCGCTAGTATTGATGGTGCTAATCAACAAGTTGGTGCTTCTATGGATACTATGAACACCGATGTATCTGCTAAAGCCGCCGAAACAGCTAAGTCTTTGACAACTGCTTTGACAGACTTCACGGGAGCCGTACTCGGTGCTCAGAAAGGTACCGGCGAATATTCTGCTGAGATCGGTAAGGGTAAGACCCCCGCTGAAACTGCGGCTAAGGAAGTAGCTAAAGGTACCAAAGAGTCTCTTAAATTCAGCGCAACTGGCGAGGCGAATGACTCAGTTAAGACCTTTACAGACACCGTTCAATCTGGTGAAAATAAAGGTAAGGCCGAGGGTGCTGGTAAACAAGTTAACTCTGCTGCTAAGCGAGGACTTAAAGGTACAGGTGGAGCAGCCGCTTCTGGTGAGGCTATCACATTGGCATTCGCTGGTGGTCTAGCTAGTTCTGCTGCTCTTGCTGCCATTGATGGTGCTATGGCTCGTGTAAACTCACGTGTTAAACATCACCAACCACATTCGCCAGCTAAGCGAGGAGTATTCTCTGGAGCTGGATGGACTGGAGTATTTAAGTCAGGTTTGGCTATTGCGAAGGAATTTGCATCAGGTTTAGGTTCAACCAAGTCGCTTAATGCAATTAGTAATAATATGGATAGAGTTAATTCATTCGTACAACAATCAATAGATACAATTTCAGGTTATCTTGATGATAACATCGAGATGCGTCCGGTTATTACACCTGTATTGGATATGAGTAATATTGAAGGATATCGCTGGAATGGAGCGGGTACTCTTACCCTGTCTCCTGCTGGTGTAGACTACAATTCACTCAACCCTAATACAAGAAATATTCGCGATAATAAATCTTCTATTGATGATGTTGTTCGTAACCTTGAGAGTGTGGATAAGAAGCTTAACGCCATTACTGAAAACACTGAGATTGGTAATAATCTCCTTGCTCAAGATAGAGTTAACGTTACTTATATGGATAAAGATCTTGTGACTCGTGCCTTGGCTCCTGGTATGACAGAAGCTCAGCGTACGCTCACAGATAGACAAAATATGTTAGATGGAGTGTTACCACAACTATGAGAGATGATTCATATTTCTCCATAATATTTGGAGAAGGAACTGAAGCAGTTGATATTGGTAAACTTCTGGATGCTGTAACAAAAGTAGAACGTAATGCTGGTGCCGGTCAGGATCATACATATTCCGCCGGTACTGGCCGTTTTGGTAAGACTTGGGTATCTGGTACACGTGGTACATATCCTATAACTATTGAAGGAACCAAGTCAGGTGGGCCTGTAGACTTTCTAGCGCTTCGTACTAAATTAGCACGGGCTCTAGATTGTCCAGATGGGCCTAAGAAACTACAATTCGACGATCAAGACGGTAAATACTACATGGCTGTTGTTACAGGACAACCTAAGTTTACTGAAGACATACAAAACAGCAAAGTTACAGTCTCAATATCTTTCGATGTTCCTGATGGGCTTCTCCATTCTGAACTAACAAAGGTACTTAACTCAGAGACTACTTCTGCTGATGTTGGCTCACTTACCAAAGATGGTAAAGTCGTCAAAATAACTTTAAACAATGCAGGAAGTGCTCCCGCTTACCCTAAAATTAGAGTAAAGAACAATACAAGTAACGGTTGGATTGGTATTGTAAACAAGAATGGTATTATGGAGATCGGTACAAGCTCGGCTGATAGTAGAGGTACTAATATAGCTACCGGAGCATACGACCAATCGCATATGTTATTGAGTATTGCCCCAAATGATACCAACCGCTGGTTACAAGGAACCAACATTACAGCTAAATACCGTAATGTCTCACCTCTACCATTTGCTAGCCATGCTGAAGTTAATGACATGACACTCAACTGGAGGGCTAAGGGTATTGGTGGTCAAGGGTATGATGCTCCTGGGTTACATTGGTCTGGCTCTGGTGGCAAGGGTGTTGGTCGAGATTGGGGATGCACGATTTACGAGTACCCTCTATCACCTGATAAGGCTGGTCAGAAAGGTGCCAAGGACTTCCGTTGTGATTTTACCATGAAGCTCTGGGCCTCTAAGATTGGTCAGACAGGCCTTTTGTCTTTGTTATTCATGACAGAAGATGATCGGCTTATTTGCGCATATAGTTTAGATAAGCCGTGGACAGATAGCGATATGACTATGCAGACATTCACAACCTCTGATATACATGCATCGGACTTAGCTAGACGTGAAGAGAATTACTTCGGTTCAAATGATAATGAGCCAGGTCAACAGAGACCAAATCCAGGGTTTAATAGCCGTACAGGTAATGCTTACGTTATTAAGGAAGGGCCTAAATTCACATATAGTTATGCTGGAGCACCTAAGACAATCACCGACTCATCTAAAGAGCATCTCGTATGTACTAAAGTATGGGTTATGTTTGGTCGTCTTAAGTATGAACGTGCTGATGTGGGATATCTTAATACACTATGCCTACAGTCAATCCGTTTCCTAAAGAACCATGCTCAGCGTTATGACCTAGTTCCTAACAAGTATGGAGTTGGTAGTGAAGTAATTGTCGACATGTATGAAGGTAAAATCTCATTTATAGCAGATCCGACATCTTCTAAGAAAGGTGTGTCTGCTGAAGGTGATCTTATTAATGGTTCTCGGTATTTCACGATACCTCCAGGAGAGTCTAAACTAGAAATCCACTCTTCTCCATTCGTAGACGTTGCTCCAGATGTAACTGTCGAATGGGAAGAAGCTTGGCTGTAAGAAAGGAGGCCGAAACTTCAAAATGAATAGAAAACCTGCATGGCAGTTATCTGTACATGATAACGCGATGAACGTGGTAGATCATATCAATAACGATATACCGGGTTCTCTTAAGTATTACAACGAAGAGTTTCATCAATTCTGCGGTAAGGGTTCGGCCACCTTTAAATTTACTGTAGATAAATACACAAATGGTCAACTTAATGAACGTATTAGTAACTTGACATCTGAGGCATATATATCCTTCCATGAAGATGGGGTCGACTATGTATTCAATGTGATGACAAGGAAAGAGACTAATACAACTATTGAGCTAGAGTGTACGTCAACTAACTTAGAGCTACTCAATGAGAAGACCCTAGCTTATGAAGCTACTGAAGCTCTGACATTCTTAGAGTATGTCGGCAACATGAACTTGTTTAGTCTTACTCGTATTGAGTTGGGCGTGTGCCAAGTACGTGACCGCAAGCTAAAACTTAAGTTTGAGTCTGAGGAGGACACATGTCTTGCTCGGATCATAAAGCTAGTTGAGGCGTTCGACGGGGAGCTGGAGATCATAACCCGACTTACGCCAGGTGGTCAGATTGATAGGTATATACTTAATGTGTATAAATCAAGGGCTATTGCCGGTGACCGCGAAGAAGGTTTGGGACGCGTTCGTACCGATATTAGATTGCAGATGGGTCGAGATGTCGTGTCCGTTGTGAAGAAGGAAGATAAGACAAAGCTATTCTCAGGTATTCGTATGCGGAATAAAGACGGTGCCTACATTACTCAACCTAAGGCTAAAGAGGTTAAGGCTGCAGATGGCGTCCATACGGAAATATTCTGTACACGTAATTCTCACACGATTTACGCCCCGATATCCGCTAAGCTCTATCCTTCTGTAAATAAGAGGGATAACTGTGATAACTGGATTATACGTGACGTTAAGACAGAGTTTACAACTTCAGAAGAAGCATGGGCATATGGTGTACGTATGCTTAAACAATATATGTACCCTGTTACCACTTGGGAGATAGAGCTTAATTCGTCTGTTGTATTGCAACGGTATGACATTAGGATTGGTGATGTTATCTTCATTACTGACGAACACTTTGCCGGAGGTCTTCTTATTAGGGCTCGTATTACTGAGATGATACGTTGTTCAACAGACCCTAGCAAAACTAAGCTTGTTCTATCTAATGTCGTTGCAACTAGACCGTCAAACAATACAACTCTGATGGCCACGATGTCACGTATGATAGCAGAGGCTCAAACTTTCAAAATGAATGTAAAAACTACAGGCCCTACGATGTTTCGTGAGGTATCTGATAGTTGTGAGTTTATACCTACCTTATTAAAAGGTAATTCTGAGGTTAATGAGGCAGAATTCATTTATTATATAGATAATAAGCTGGCTGGGACAGGCCCTAAGTTTAAAGTATCTAAGACTAATATAGGAACTAGCGGTGTCGTACTTGTGACAATACAGGCCATATACCAAGGTAGTGTTGTTGAGTTTCAAGACATTACTGTATCGACGGTTAACGATGGTGTATCTCCGGTTATGACGGTCGTACACTCAAGTAATGGCGATACATTCAAGAACAATGTCATTGAGACTATCTTGACTGCTAAACTATTTAGGGATGATACCGAGATTGATACTAAAGGTGAGGCCTTTAACTATATTTGGACTAAGACTCTAGCCAATGGTGTTGTAGATGAGGCTTGGGGCCAACGTCCTGAGTCTAAGAAGAAATCTGTAAGCGTGACTAATATCGATGTTAAAGATAGGTCAACATTTACAGTAGCTATAGAAACTAAGTAAGGAGGTGTGTTATGGCTATAATTTCAACAGGTCAGATTACGATTGTAGACGTAGATGACGGAAAAACACAGTATACGCACCTCGCTTATGCTGATGATATTTCTGGTGGCGGTTTTAGTAAGATCGATACTAATAAGAAATTTATAGGTATCTATCAGGACTTTAATGCCTACCAAAGCGACGACCCTAAGAAGTATACTTGGAGTAAGTGGCAGGGTTCTGATGGGGTTAATGGTGTGCCTGGCCAACCTGGTAGAGATGGTAGAACCCCATATGTGCATTTTGCTTGGGCTAATAACTCGACTGGTACAGAAGGTTTTACTACGTCTAAGAACGATACTACACGCAAGTACATGGGCGTGTATACTGACTATACACAAACAGATAGTATCAATCCTGCAGATTACACTTGGCAACGAGTTAAAGGTGAGGATGGGGCCAACGGCGTTCCTGGTAGACCCGGGGCTGATGGTCGAACTCCTTACGTCCACTTCGCTTATGCAGACTCTGCAGATGGTAGAACCGGGTTTACTGTATTAGGCGCTCCTGGTAAGAAGTATATGGGCACATACACCGACTTCAACCAGCCAGATAGTACAGACCCTACTAAGTATAAATGGAGTCTTATTAAAGGTGCCGATGGGGCTAAGGGTGATCGTGGTGATACTGGGCCTATAGGTCCTACTGGCCCTCAGGGAATTCAAGGTCTACAAGGCCCTAAAGGCGATCAAGGCATCCCTGGTCAGAAAGGTGCTGATGGTAGAACCCAATACACTCATATAGCTTATGCGGATAACGCTAGTGGTGGAGGGTTTAGTCAAACTGATCAAAACAAACCATATATTGGTATGTATCAGGACTTTACTCAAACCGATAGTAGTAACCCAAGCTCTTATCGCTGGACTAAGTGGAAAGGGTCTGATGGAGCCAACGGTATTCCAGGTAAAGCCGGCGCTGATGGTAAGACATCATATATCCACTTTGCTTACGCCGACTCTTCTGATGGTAGAACCGGGTTTACTGTGAATGGTGGAAGTACTAAAAGATACATGGGTACATATACCGATTTTACGGAAGCGGATAGCACAGATCCTACTAAATACAAGTGGGTGGATGTAATAGGTAACGTAGAGCTCGGATATCGTAATATATTACTTAATACCTCCGATATGGTACATTTTCATATTCAACATAGTGCCGGAGGGGACGAGCACTCTATATTTTCTTATGATAGTTCAGATGATAGTATTGTCATAAATTCAGGAAATCAATCTGATTATCGATTTTGGGGAGTATCATGGGACACCTCTATCCGATCAGTAAAACAAGGGGAAGTTTTTTCTATAAGACTTCCTATTTATAGGGATACTAGTGTTGAATTAAATAGTAGCGTAAACTTAATATTAAAGAATCATGCTAATAATACCGCTTTATTTAATTATGATCTTAGTAAATCTAAACCAGATTTATGGGAAGTGCACAACATAACTTTTACTGCCACTAAAGACTTTGACTTTGATGGGTTTAACTTTTATATATTTATCTCAAAGTCTGGTAAAATTAAAGTTGGACGACCAATTATGGTTCGAGGAAATATCGTACCTAAAGATTGGATCGCAGCTCCCGAAGATACGGAGAAACAACTTAACTCCAAAGCTGACCAATCTCTAACACAAGATCAACTTAATAAGCTAGCCGAACGCGATGCTCAACTTAAAGCTGAGATGGATGCAAAGGCCGCTGCTGACTTAGTTGAGAAGTGGATAAATGAAATAAAGAACCTTTCTGCTGTTGAAGAGGCCGGTCGTAAAGAGGCTGAACTTGCTGCTATTAGGGCTAGTGAGCGTATAGTTGATCTTCAACGTAAAGTTGGAGAACTTAAGCTCATGACAGAGTTTGTAGATACATATATGTCTCAATCAGAAGAAGGTCTTATTGTCGGTCGTAAGGATGGTGCTTCTAAAGTATTAGTCTCAAATGACCGTATTTCCTTTATTTCTGGTGGTAAAGAGGTCGCCTCTATATCTCAAGGGGTTTTGCAAATCGACAACGGGGTATTCGTCAAGAGTCTCCGTATCGGTCGTTTTGTCACAATCCAAGATCCGACTAATTTAAATAGAAACTTAACAATGTTTGTAGGAGGTGCTTAACTGTATGGTACGTGTTAACTTTACTGGAGATTACGGTCCTAACCTACAGTTAGATCTCTTCTCCGCTTGGAGTTCACCAATTGAGGGTAAAAATGCCTCATTGGTTAATGTCCAAGTTATTCTAATTGCTAACGGCTATGCTGCGATCTATGGTTCATATCCCAGAACCTTATGGGTAAACGTCGGAGGGATACAAGAACAAGTTACTGTTGATGTGGGTATTTCACAAGGTCAAGTAAAACCTCTACTTCAAAAGAACTATGAAATACCACATAACGCAGATGGTACAAAATCTATAAATATTTCAACTGCTATCGATATTAATATCGGTGGGTATGGTGTTGCTAGGGCCGCATTCGATTTACAACTTCAAAATATAGCTCGTGCTAGTAAGGGTGGCGATGTTAGTGCGACAATCGGCTCGCCTGTAAACCTTACTATTAACCGAGCTAGCGACGCGTTCTTTCATTCTATATATGTAGAATATGGTACGTGGAAGCGTTCCATTACAGGAAATACAGTTACCACTAATTATAACTGGACACCTCCTATGGAGCTTTGCGAGCAAACTCCTGACTCAATTAAAGGTGAAGGTAGTATAACTTATATTACTTATCAAAATGGTCGTGAGATAGGTCGAGATGTCCGAAGGCTTACTCTTACAGTGCCCGATTCAGTTCGACCGAGTATAACAAGTATAACAGTCAAAGATACGAACGAGAAGATAGCCAAGTTTATGAAGCCGAACACTTTTGTAACTATTTTATCTAATCTTAAAGTAGACTTCGGTAGTGCTACTGGGGCATATGGTTCTACTATAACTAAATATAATGCTTTTATTGTAGATAAGCCATATTCGGCATATACAGAAGAAGGCATTATCGGTAACGTTCATTATGTTGGACGAGCGATTGTGCGTGCTACAGTTACAGATAGTCGCGGTCGTGTTAGTGAACCTAAGGATATTCCTGTAGAGTTTATTGATTATTATCTTCCTCAGATTAGTTTTGATGTTAAACGGATTGGACCTAATGCCGACCAATTGCAAGTTACTAGAAATGTCAAAATAAATCCTTTAACGGTAGATGGTAAGCAAAAGAATACCATGAAGGTATCCTTTAAAGTTGCTCAGTTTGGTACAGAGGCTTTTATCGACGATACGGGCCCCGCCAATCTTAATGCGACTGATAAACTTTCTAGTATGGTTAATTCTGTAGCTAACTTGGGCGGTAGGTATTTTGCAGATAGGTCTTATATTGTCATAGGAACTATCGAGGATAACTTCGCTAGTGCTTCTTATCGTGTTGAGGTGGCTACTAGGTCCGTTGTTATGTCAATGGATCAATCAGGTATAGGTATTAACAAGGTGCGTGAGCGTGGCGCTTTAGACGTTGGCGGGGATATTTATGCCAATAATAAGCCGATACAACAACATCAACTAACACAGAATACGGGGGTTGCCCATTATAGGTATAATATAAATCTTGATGATGAAAAGGTAGCGGGTATATACTTTAAGAACGGAACGGAACTAAATAACCCAGCGAAGCAATATGGGTTCTTAATAGTTCTTAAATCAAATAATGAAGTATTCCAATTATTTTTTCCAACTATCGACACTGCTCCACCATTTAAAAGAACATTCTTTAGAAATAAATGGACTGCATGGTCGCCGTTTAATATGGGAGAGAATACTCCTTCTAAGCCAGTAGAACCACCGGCGTCTACCTCTGTTAAAAAAGATATAGCTTTTCCTTGGTTATTTACCGTTTCAGCTCATCGTATAGGTAATGTTGTCACATTAAATCTTAATCGAACTGCTCAGACAATAACAAGCCAATACGAGAATGTTACAATGCGTGAAACTATTCCAGAAGGATTCAGACCAGCTACTGATTCTAATATGATAATAACCGCGAATGAGCGACATAATATAATAGGGAGCAGTATATTCCATTTATTAAGTACCGGAATTATTAATATGACAAGTGGGATAACACAAACTGCAATTTGGACAGGTACTATAACTTACCTAACCGAAGATCCTATGCCTAAATAAGTTACCCACCAATATCTATTAGAAAGGAGATTTAAGTGTCTAAATTAGAGTTTAAATCTAAGTCATTAGATTATGACTTATATAATAATAAACGGACTCATGTTATTCTCGTAGATGATAATAATTCAATCGTCCATGTTTATTTAGATGAGTCGGCTATCGATTTGACAAACCCCGAGCTATATTCTATGGCTATGCAAGAATTCTATGATGTCAATTTCCCTAATAAGGCCGAAAATGATAAATTCAATAAGGTCGAAGAGAAGATCGATGCTGTAGATAGTGCTATGGATGTTATTGTAGCGTTTGCTGTGTCTATTAAAGGCAGCATGAATACTCACGCCTATACTAAGATCGCATCTGCCGCTAAACCATTAGTAACTGGAAAACGTTATGGTAATGGTGATGTGGTGGTTATGCCTTATCCATATGATACCAACGAGAAGTGGCCTAAAGGTACGCCTACGATTTTCGCATTCACAATGCAAGAGAATGAAGGTTATAACTATAAGTCGCAAAAAGTTGAAGATATGATCAAGCAAGGCTCGATTAGTATGGTAATGCCAAGGTTTGATTAGAGAGAGGTACCATGCAAGAGAAAGAACTTATGCACTGGTTTGTTACGGTTATTTTCCCGATATTTATTAGTGGGGCAAGTTTTTATATTGCCTCCAAGAACCGTACAACAGAGTTGGAACATCGCCTAACTGAGCTCGAGGTTAGGGATGCCCACCATGAAAAACTCATTGATAGTATTTCATATAGGTTGGATAAATACGAGGAAGAGCAAAAGATAATCCGAGCTTTAGTAGAGCGTATGGATTATATGAACGATGGCCTAAAGTCCGTCAAAGAGGATGTTGATGAGATCAAAGTCCTCATTAAAAGTAATCAACATAAATAGGAGATTTATAAATGGAACTTACAAACAAACAATATGATATCGCAAAACGCATCGTAATCCAAGTTGTACCGGCACTTATTGCCCTTATTACAGGTCTAGGAGCTTTATACAAAGTCGATGTGTCTCTTATCACAGGTACAATCGCCTTATTCGCTACATTTGGCGGTACTGTACTTGGTGTATCTAGCAAGAAATACAACGAATCTACACAAGAAGACGATTTAAAATAGATCTACCGAAAGGAGAATCTTATGGCAACTAAGTCAGAGGTTATTTCCTGGGTTTGTAGTCTAGCTGACCGTGGCATTGGGGTTGATGCAGATGGTGCATATGGTATGCAATGCGTTGACCTCCCTAACATGGTCGCACAGAAGTTCTTTGGTCGCTCTATGTGGGGTAATGGTATCGATATGTTAAGTGCAGGTCAAGGACTTGGCTGGCATACGACTGGTGGTAATGTATTACCTAGGGCTGGTGCTATATTCTGTATGCGGGTATCTTATCACGGATATGGACATACAGGTATTGTAGTAGGCGAACCTGATGGTAACGGTAACTTCCAGACTGTCGAACAGAATGTAGATGGTGGTTTAGCTGGAGGCCCTGCTAGATATCGCGTCCGTTCTCTCGGCAACCCTACTGAGAACATCATTGGATTTATTTATCCTCCATACTCAGATGGTATCGACGCTCCCGCTGGTGGGCAAGGCGGAGGGCCAGGTGGTGGAGGACCAACAGGCTATCAAGGAGAAACCATGGATTTTACATTTATGATTAGTGGAGATGCTGGTTGGAACGCTCAAACTATTTGGTATTATAATGGTGCCATTAATGAAATCCAACCACTCCATAATTTAGAAGAGCTCAAATATCTACGTGCTATCTACAATGATACACATGGTGGACGAGATCTGAAACACTATGAGTGGAATACTCAAGCGCCAGTATACGTGCGTATATTTGGTGCATTGAAACCATCTACCGAAGATAATAATATCAAAGCGGCATTGAACAAGATTATAAAGCAACTGGAAAACGCTACTTAAGCGAGGAGGTTGTACGATGTCTATATGTTTTACATTCCGTATTGAGGATAGAGACCCTGGGCAAGAATATCTCCAAGGTTGGGATTCTCGTAAGGTATATTATTATAATGGAGATGTTAATGAAATCGCATATATTCACAACGAAGATGAGTTAGGCTTCCTAAGGCAAACATATAAAGAGACTCGTGGACAAGACTTAAAGCATTATGTCTGGAATACACAAGCTCCTGTATTTATACGTATATTTGGAGCACTTAAACCTTGGACGGGTGCTGGCGGAATGAAGAAAGCCGTCGAGTCTATGAAGGCTAAAGTCGATGCATATGAAGACGTATATTGGAAACCTAAATTTTTTATTCCTCGTGTAGCTCTGCATATTCGTAGAGAACCTACCCGTGTTGCAGAATCATTAGGTGTATGCGATATTAATAGAAAATACGAAGTTCTATCCACAATCACACAATGCGATTGGCACTGGGCTAAGATTAACCATAACGGTATTATCGGTTGGATTGCTATGGGCGATTTAACTGGTGAGTGGTATGGTGAAAAGCTTCGTTATTAAGTTAAGGGCGCTGTGGAGTGAAATCTACAACGCTCATTTTTTTTTTTCAAATTTTTACAGTCTACTATATAGAATAACATGAATATTTGGAGGAAATAAAAATGGGAATATTTATAGGAATTTTATTGGCATTTTGGATCTTGTCTTATGGATTCACAGCTATTCTAAAAGGAATCGGTAATTTCATTCTAGCTCTGTTTGGGCGATAAATGAAAACTCCGGTTTTCTTTTTTTTTTTTGAAAGGAGATATAATATGGGATACCCAACATTACCAACCGCATTTGATTTGAAGAATCGCGCAAAATTCCAACCGCCTAAGGGCTGTGAGGAGATCATTAGATATCTAAACATCGAATTTAACGATGTCTGTAATAACTCTGAATTGTGTGAGAACGGATTCTTAAAACTATCATTACATGTATTAGATCATTTTAATTGTGATTTAGATGAATTCATGCCTTATTTAACTATGTTAGGATATCAGGTTATACCTTTAGTAGGTTCATATGAAGTAGTTATACGCTGGTAAAATATTTACAACGCTTTATATAGAATAAAGAAAATGAGGTAAATATCATGAACAATACAAAATTGCAAACTATTTTATTCGAACGCAGAGATGCGGTACGTAGAAACTTATCTAAACTGTTGGATAAGATTGAGAACACTATTGCAGATGATTTTATGGAAGATCCTGAGAGAGTTGTTTTTCAAGTTAATCTTGATAAAGCAGCGGCTCATACAGGATTTGCTGTAAATCAACTGGAAGCGAATCTTGATCTTATCTATACAGGTCTATTAGATAAAGGTTATAACGTTCGACTCTATGCAGACGGGCATGATAGTAATAAACAATATTTGACTGTGAGCGTTTAATACGCTCATTTCTTTTTTTATAGCGCTCATTATAGAAAGAGAGGTAAAATAACTATGGATGTTAATAAATTACCAAATGATATGATAAGGTATTATTTCAATTATGGTTCTAGTAAAGGACAATTTCAGAAGATCATATATGCTTTACTTTTTAAAGATAACTGTTTTGAATTATTCAGATATGTAAATAATGGCGAATTTATACACAATATAGACTTAGAACGAGAGTTCGAGGTTTTATTATGTAAACTTACCATTACTGTAGATAAATGGAGAAAAGCAGACGGTTTATTTAGAAAGTATAAAGAACGACAAGCGATTAAGGAATTGGATACTTTAATGACTATGATTTTTCGAAAATACTTTATACTATTAAAACGTATTTATGAGTAAGGGTTATTAACGCCCTTTCTTTCTTTTTGAAAGGAGTATATATGTTAGAAAGTAAACTAACGGAATATATTATGTATGCTATATCTTTAGCCTGCGCATTTATATTAGTATTCTTACTTGGTATAAACGTTGTTAGGGATGACTATAATAAAATGATAAAGGACAAAGAAAGCGAGATTGAACGAGTTACCCAGCAACGTGATATTTATAAGAAACGTTGGGAGATACGGGATAAGGCCGCTACATATTTTTATGATGAATATCTACATCTTAAGGAAAAATACGACGCATTAACAATCGATAAGGAGGACTAAACAAATGAATAATCTTAAGAAAGCCATTGAAGTAAAAGAACAAATGGATAAGAAGCGACTCGACTATATTAAAAGTTTAGATTTCGATACATTATATAATGATATCGCTGATAAACTTGATAGAATAGATCCAGGGTATACCAATCTTATTATTAAAAACGATAGCATATTTAAAACGATTAATTCCACTACATTCGATAATGGTAGATTTTTATATGAAAAAGAAATTCTACTAGAGGTTAAAAACACTTTAACAAATCTTGGTTATATCATTGAACCAGTATATGCTCTTATTGATAATTCCCCAATTGGTATTAAAATTTACTGGGATCCGAAAGATGTTCCTAGCGATAAATAATATTTCTAATATTTACAGCTCTCATTA